TATAAGAATATACTTACAATAGAAAGAATAAAGTAAAATGTTCAAAGTTGAAATATACAAAGAAGGAGTCACGGCTTTCGGCTCCTCTTTTAACACAGAAAAAGAAGCAGAAGAATGGGCAGAAAATCATAGTAGTGGCATAAAAGACTACAAGATTATCGACCTAGATTCTGACGAGAAAACGAGAGCTACTAAAATAAAAGCATTAGTCAAAAAACGTGATGAAATGCTTTGTGCTACAGATTGGATCTTTTTACCAGATGTAAAGTTCGATCAAAAGCACAGAAAAATGTACATGACGTACAGACAATTGCTCAGAGATGTTCCTCAAAGATTGAAACCGAAAGGTTCCATATCTTTTGAGAGTTTTGAACATTGGCTCAGAAGGCTTCATCCAGAAGAGTTCATGGACGGCGGAAAAGGGCAGCAAATAATTTACAGATTTAACTATTATCTTAAGGAGAAATAAATGGATCAACTAGCATATTTAATGGACAATTATCCATTATTTAAATCGCTCATATCAATAATGATATTATGCAGACTTATATTTAAGCCGCTATTTACAATATTAAGAAAATATGTAGAATTAACAGTTGAAGATAATGATAATAAGAAACTAAACGCTTTTATGAAAACTAAGAAATATAAAATGATCGCTTTTATAGTTGATATGCTTGCCTCGGTAAAAATGCCGAAAGTAAGAAAAGGAAGAAAATGTCGGTATTAGATTCCATCCTCGTAAAAGAAATGATAAGTACTCCAACAACTGTAAATACGGATTTTACAACTGAAAGAATCGACATATCTAATAGAGAAGATGAGTTCACAGTGCAAATAGTTTGGGATGGCGGAGTTTCGGTAAATATGAATCTCGTATTAGAAGTAAGTTCTGATGGAGTAAATTTCGCCCCAATGGTTACTCAAAACGTAACAACTGCAACTGACTCAATGTTATTTGATGTTGTAGGAGGCTCTGGAGCAAGATATGCCAGAGTTTTTATAGAAGTATTAGCAGGGAGCATGGACGTAGAAAGGATTCTCTATTCTGGAAAAAGGCGACACTAAATGGGAATATATAAATCAGTAAATATGGATGCAGTAGGAGGCTCAGGGAGCGTTCCTTATAGCTCGACCTTTACAACAGGTAGCTGGGCAATAGACGGCAGCATATATGAGCTTACAATCGATGCTACGACTCACGGGAGAGGAGTTTCTCCGGCAGTTCAAGTATTCGAGTTAGTAGGATCAGATTATAAACAAGTAGAAACAGATATTACGGTAGCCGCTAATGGTGACGTAACTTTAACAATAACATCAACACCAGACCTTCGCTTTAATGGCAGGGCGGTAATCTCAGGAGAGTAATATGGCGGAAGTGAAACAGCAGAAAGAGCAATGATCTTAGATGCTAGTGGAAATTTAGTTTCCTCAACAGTCTCTAACACAGAGTTAGCATTACTTTCAGGTATCTCAAATCCTATCTTAGATGATAGTGATAGAGGCGTTAACAACGGACTAGCTGAGTTAGATGCAAACGGAGTTCTAACAAGTGCTCAGATTCCGCCAATTGCTATTACTTCGACATATGTTGTAGCAGATGAGACGGCACAATTAGCTCTTACAGTTCAAGAAGGTGACGTTGCAGTAAGAACTGATGAGAATAAATCATATATCGCACTAAATGCAGATAACGTAGATATGGGAGATTGGCAAGTTCTTCTTACTCCAACTGATGCAGTTCAATCTGTAAATGGTGAAACTGGAACTGTAGTTCTTGATACAGACCACCTATCTGATGCAGGAAAAACTAACAAGTTTGTAACTGCCGGAGACATAACTAATTTAGGAAACTTATCAAATACAAACTCTGGTGACGTAGCTGTAGCTAGTTCTGCAGAAATAAATACTGGTACAGATAACGTAAAAACTATATCTGCTCTTGGATTAGCTGGATCTCAGTTACAAACAGATGTTACTGCCAACAACTCTAAAGTTAGTGCTGACGGTCTAGTAACGACTCACAGTGACGTTTCTGATGCTGGTTCTGGGATCATCATTAGTGGTGCTGAGAGAACTACACTAGGAACTGCCCTTCAATCTGGAGATAATATTTCTGTGTTGACAAACGACTCTTCTTTTGTTGATGCTGCTGGAGCAAAAACTGCCGCAGTAGTAAACAGTACTGCTGGATCTGAAACTGATCAAGCCGCTTCTGTAGCCGCAATGAAAACATATGTTGGATCTAACGGTGGAAATTTAGCTGCCGGAGATATCAAGCAAACTAGTTTTACTGGAGCCGATACTGCATCAAACGTAAGCGTAACTTCTCTGGCTTTTGCTAACGGAGTAACTAGATCTTTCGTAGTACAGCTTACTGTAATAATCGACACTACTGCTGATGAGTTTGAAGTATTCACTTTAACTGGAATACAAAAAGCCGCATCTTGGGATATGTCTGTAGAATCTGTCGGAGACGATAGTTTAGTGAGTTTTTCAATCACGGCTGCCGGACAAATTCAATATAGTAAAACAGCTTCTGCTGGAACATTCGTATCAAATACGATGAAGTTTAGAGCTGATACAGTTGAACTGTAGTATAAATAATTAACTAAGGAATAGTTAAATGAGTGATAATAAAGTAGATAATAAGCTGGATTTTAGAAATGTGAAAGTTTCTCAGTTTGGTGGTGCTCAATCTGATAGAATGGAGTTCTCAGAACTTCAATCGTCTAAAAGAGTATTTCAAACTAATGCGGTCCTAAAAGACGGCTACACTCACTTTATTCAAACATTAAACGGAAATGGATATCCGACTTTAGTAGAATATTGGCAAGCAACAAGTTCTGCAAAAGATAAGCTTCAAATGTCGGCAGATATTGGAGGCAGTAAAGAAGGAACATATTTTACTTTACAAGAATACCAAACTAAGAAGACTCACGTTTTCTGGTATAGAGTAAGCGGAAGTGGAAGTGCCCCCGGAATCGGAGACATAGAAACTCCAATTGATATTGTAACAAACGATAGTGCTGCATTAATTGCATTTGCTACGGATATAATTATAGATACTGTAGAAGAGTTTACTTCTACTCATCCTACTCTCTTAGCAAGTTTTATAGAGCTGGAATATCTACAATTTGGAAAAACTGCTGCAGTTGACGTTGGAACTTCCGGCTTCATAACTACAAGACTAATAGACGGAAGCTCTTTTAAAGTTGGAGAAATTTGCTTAGATTATGATGTTGACGGACATCCTATATATGGTGGAAACACTCTTAAAGGACTTTTATTCAACGCTCCAGAAGCTAAGTTTGACGTAGAAAGAGATGAAGTAGTTGTTACAGCAATAGTAAGTTTAGATCCGGTAATCTCAAAAGATCCGGTAATCTATAATGTAGCTATGGCAGTATCAGGAACTGAATATAGCCAAGTTTTACCACTTGGAGTAAAAAGGTTCCAAATGAATATAAAAAACCATCAAGGTAAATATACTGTTGGTTGGACAAGTGGAGGAACAGTTCTCACAAAAAGTCCGGGCACAATATATGCTGAAGAAGGACTAGAAATAGTAACAGGAAAAGACACAATATTTTTTACAGGAAGTAAAAATAATATAGTAATGGAAATAATTGTATGGAGTTGATATTGAAGAGTTGTTATAAATGTAACATAGAAAAAGAATTATTTGATTTCAACAAAGACAAAAGAAGAAAATTTAAAAAAGAGCAATAAAGTTCTTTAATCAAGGAGTAAATTATCAAAGACAAATTAGTATTTGACGTAACGGATGTAAACACTATTCTAGAAAGTGATAGTGTAGGAGCATTTATTCGAGCGAAGGATGGATCGCTAATTACCCATTCAAGAATCACAAAAGAAGGACAAAACGGACATGTATGGGATGCGGCTGCTTTTGATTTTAACAATGATTGGGTTAGTGCACCTTTTCATGGTTTAGAGAACGGACAACCAATAAGAACTCAAGAAGATAATACTCTTCCTGCAGGACTTGTTGATGACACTGTTTACTATGTAATCAGAATCAATTCATCTTTAATTCAATTTGCTTCAAGTAAAGCAAATGCTATGTTGGGAATAGCTGTTCCTCTTACTGATGATGGTACTGGTACAAACACTTTTCATGAGCAAGATGTTGAAATCCAAGCATTAGATGTAAACATTGCCAAAGGACTAAATGTAGAAGTAGATTTATCTCACACTGACGATTCGATTCGTTTAGGTGATGGTACAGATTATTTTACAAGTACATCAGAAAATAGTGACATCTCTTTAGATGTTCACATTTCTAACACAAGTCTTGAAGTTACTGCATCAGATCTTGATATCAGAGATTTAGTATTCGCTACTGATAAAGTAGATGTATCTGGATCAACTTTACTAGGTATCACAAATGACGTTAGTATTGACGATGGTGGAAACTCTATCACTGTTGACGCTATAGACCTTGATATCAGAGACTTAACTGCTGCTTCTGATTCAGTTGCTTCTCATCTTTTTGA